ATGAACAAGTCCAAACTCTTCAAAAACGCACACAAAGTTGCAAAGGCCACCGTCGCGATTGTTGGTGACTACATGATTGCTTTCTCCCTGGCCCTGAAAGCCGCGTACAGCGAGCTGAAAAACAACATGCAACAGAAGCTGGAAAGCCTGGGGCTGAGCGTTTGGGGTGCAGATTTCGGCAAGGCGCGCATCTACGTAAACATTGAAAGCCTGGCTGCTGTTTTCGGACTGGACATCGATTTTTACGGAACCGGCAACATCTCAATCGCCCACCTGAACGGCAAGAAAATTTCAAACAGTGCGGCGCGCCGGCTGATCGAGGATAAAATCTATTTTGATATCGCCCGAAACGAGTTTGTAGGCACAGAGTTGACCCCGATTATTTAAACCCCGCGCTTGGGATAGGCGCTTACAAGAAGAAGCAACACGGAGAATTACCATGACAGACATGATTGGCAAAATCGAAGACGATACCACCCGTGCATTCGCAGTGGCCTGTTACGACATGAACACTATCGAGGAGCTAACCAACGTCGAGCCCGATGAAATCGACATGAAGCAGTGGGGTATTACGGCGGATCAGTGGCGCGAGGCGGTTGAGGCGGCCCGCACTGACCTGATAAGCAAGCAAGACGGGTAAACAAGTCAGCGCCGGCCCGGAGTGTGGGGCCGGCCAGCAACATATCGGAGTAAGCATGAGTAACGAAAAATCTGCCAAGCGCCCGAGCCATAGGCCCAAAGAAATGGAAGGCGGCAAGCGCCGAAACGTCTACATCGATGACGCCAGCTGGGAGATAGCCCGCCAGCTGGGCGGAGAGAAGCGGAACGCCAGCGAGGGCATACGGTACGCGCTGGCCCTGGCCTCCGAGCAACAGGCTGATTAAGCGCCACTATGTCAATGTGACCCCCTCGTCGCAAAAAAATCCCTTAAAATCAGTGGGTTGGTTTAAGAAAGGGTGCATCTAGCGCGGGCGACGCAGCCTAGCGCAATCAACAAGTTACGCACTGTATATTACAGCAGTATCCGAAACGTTAGTTCGGGCTAGGTCACATTCTATGACTTGAAGAATTTGGTGGGATTGCTCACATTTTCACAATTCTTAACAGATGTTTCTTTGCGTATTGGCTATGGTTGACCGCCAAAGGAGGGGGCATGCTCAAAAGGATGTTGTTTTTATTCGCAATAACCGCACCGGCCTATAGTTATAGCGCGGTATATCAGTGCAAGGTTAACGGTCAGACCGTATTTTCGGATCAGCCTTGCGGAAATGACGCGAAAAAGATTGAGATAAAAGCGCCGACCACTCAGGGCGGGGCGTCGATGGCCGGGGACGGGGTGCAAGACTTCTTACGGCACCGAGAGAAAAAACAGCAGGTTGAAAGAATAGACCGGGACATCGATCGGTTGGAAAAGCAGAAGACGAGGGCGCAGCGAAACATGGATAACGCTCTGATCGATTACCAACGGCAACGAGCACGAGCAAACAACAATTTAGCGGGTGCCATTTGGGAGGGCTCACTGGCAAGCGAGGCGGACGTTATGCGTCAGAGGTATCAAACAGAAATCGATGGTGCCGACCGCGAAATAAACAGGCTTCGAGAAGAACGAAATCGCATCCTAAGTGAATAATAAATAGTTAAAACAGGGAAAAGTAAATGTCGGCGTTTATCACAGAATCATTGTCCCGTGATGAGAAAATAGAGCAGATATTCGGGCTGCACTGGTTTGCCTGGGTCCCCGTAATTATTTGGGCAGTTCTAGGTTTCTTCACCTTTGGAATCACGCTGATCTATGCAGTATATAAAGGGCTGGTATTAAAGAACATGGAGCAGGGGGTAACTAATAAACGAGTTATTCTCAAGCGAGGAATTATCAGCCGTAAGACGGATGAAATTAAGCTTTCCGCAATTGAAACGGTTCAGATCGACCAAGGAATATTAGGCAGGGTTTTCGGATTCGGGACTGTCCGCGTCACCGGTCGGGGGATCAGCGATCTTAATTTCAAAGGCATCGATGATCCCATGAGCGTTAAGCGTGAAATCGAAAACTCGATATCGGCCTGACTGAAACCAGGCCAGAGCCGGCAGTAATGCCCAGGCGAACGCGACACCTGCCCAATGGTGTGACTGCAGTGAGAGAGCTGCTCCCCAAGAATAGAGACCTCGGTGCTCTCACAGCATCACTCAAACATACTGCGTCGTGGTCGGCAGGTCAGGGGCTTCCCCGATGATCTGTTCACCCTCGACCCACGCTTTTTTACCTGCCTCCACCAGCCCGCCTTTTAATCGTACCAATTGCCCATCGCGGCGGGTTGCCGAACTGGTGCCGTCGGTGTTGACCTGATCGATGGTCACGGTGTAACGCCCCGCGCGGGGTAGCAGCTTCTGGAATCGAGCCCAGGGGTTAACGGTTGCCATCTTTCAGCTCCAATTCGAGATTTTCAAGCGTGGTTTTCAGCGCGTCGGTTTTCGGGCTCAGTCCGTCATACTCGCAGACCGGGCAAACGAAGCAGCTCTCCGGAATGGCCAAGTTCATGCCTTCTATCAAGGCGTCCAGAAAGGCCCGCTCGGCTGGGGTGCAGCGTTCGGTGCGCTCTTGCTTGCTCATTGGTAATGATGCCTCTCTACCTTTATCGTTTGGATCACTCGGCCGGTGCCGGGTTTGCTGACACCCACACTGACACTGAGCACGTTGCCGCGCCAGGTGTTGGCGGGCTCCTGCGTGTCGCGGTACTCGATCACCATAGCAGGTTCGATCAGTCCGGGGCTGCCACTGGTGGGCAGCACGGTTTCAATGGTGACGATCTCCTGGTCGCCGCCTGCGGCGATGGCGGTCATACCCCGCTCGCGGCACTGGGTGGCCTCCACGTTCAGATCGTCGAATATATCGGGGGCGGCTTTGTCGCCCGCAGTGTCGCGGCGCACCACGTCCACGGCCACGCCATCGGTAATGCCGGATACAAACACCGCGTTGTATTCAGGCTGGGGCTCCCACTGGCTGGCGTAGCTGATGACCAGCGTGTCCTGCAGTATCGCGTCGATAAACTCGATGGGCTGGGCGTCGTAATCCCAGGGGCCTAGCTGTTTGTACCGGTGTTTGATGTGCAGCTCGTCGGTGTCCTGGTCGGGTACCACGATGGCCCCCTGGGCGCGGGCCAGTTCCGCGACCACTTCCATGGCGGTCTTGTCGTTCCAGCCCCACGCCCCTGATGGGATGACGTAATCGCTCAGCCCCTGCTGGCGGACGATGGAAAATCCGGTGTACTGCAACTGGTCGGTCATGACCTGGGTGGCGGTGCTCTGGCTGGTCACTCGTCCGGTCCGCTTGGGGGCGTAGGGGGCCGCCAGCAGCTGGGCGCGGGATACGCCGCTGATCTGATACGTTTCGCGGGCAAACGTCCGGTCTAGCCGGTAGCTCTCGACGATGAAGCGCCACGTATGCCCGTTAACGGTCGCGTCCACCTCGGCGGGGCCGTCAGCGGTCGGGCGGATCTGGTTCATGCTGGCGCGGTTCATAATGGTGCAGCTCATCGACCAGACAAAGCTGTCGGCGTCCAGGCTGATCCGCAAATCCTTGAAATCCAGCGGGGTGTTGGTGCTGACTTCAATCAGGCTGCTGGCGTTCATAATGATGTACGTCCTTTTGTTCTCGGGTTCCTCGGGCGGCTCGCCCAGGGGCGCATCGGGCTCAATGGCGCTGGGGAATTCGACCTCGGTGCCGATGCGCGGTTTTCTGTCCCAGGGGTGGACAGTGAGACCGTCGAGCGCGTCCTTCAGCGACCAAGCCGGTATGTCCGGCTGGCTGTCCACACTGCGGGTCGGGATGATCGGCGCTACCAGTATCGCCTTGGGCACCAGCTCGAAATCCACCACCAGCGCCCCGGGCGGGGTGTAGGGTGAGCGGTGCAGGTTCAGGGTCTCGGTCTGCTGGAGCTCCACCTTCTCCGGGGGTGGCGGCTGCCAGTTCAGTATGCTGTCGCTGGCCGTGTGCGGGCTGGCCACGTCGTGGGCCGGGGGCACGTTGAAGCCCTGCACCTCGCCGGTGTCCCGGGCGGGCAGCTTGTCCCAGGCATGGGCGCCGTAATCGCTGGCATCGTCCTGCGCGGTGTACTCGCCCCATTGCGCCCGCTCGGCGGTCAGGTCGAGGGGGGTGGCGGTGTGGCCACTGAATTGCCGACCCCGTGCGTCCTTCGGTGGTACTGGCCCCCAGGGCTTGGCATCGGCGGGCAGGGCGAGGCCGTGGGCCTGGGTGCTGCCGAACTGGCGCCCCCGCCCGTCCCTGGGTAACCCGTCGGCATGCGGCAGCAGTCGCCCCTCCGCCAGCTGCGGGCGAGCCTGGGCGCTCAGGTACCGGTGACCGACCGCCAGCGGCGGCTTGCGGTAAACGAAGCCGGTGCCCGCTGCGGCCAGGTCAAAGTCCAGCGCCAGCGGGTCGGTTACTGGGCTGTACGGTGTCCCCAGATCGAGGACAACCGCCAGCGGGTCGGCTTCGGGGGCGTAGGTCATCGGTTAGCCACTCGCCTTTTCCATGAAAAACTGGCGGGCCTCCAGCGTTTCCTCGGGGGTCAGTAGTCTGTCAATTATCAGCGCGCCGTAAAAACGACCCTCCATCAAGTAGGTTCCGCCGCCGAGAGAAAACAGCTCGTAATCGAACGTCGCATCCCCCGTGTACGCCTCCAGGGCAAGATTGTATGTGCCGGTGTTTACACCATTGATCTCGTGAGAAACGTCCGGCTCTCGGGCAGTGTTCACCGTTAGTTCAAGCAGGGACGCCTCCAGTGGGTCAACCTCCGCCGAGTGATGGTAATCCGCATACCGGGAACTATGAGACTGGGATTTCGCCGCGAAATAGCTGAACGTAAAACTGTTGGTTGATGGGCTGTCGTTGACGGCCGCGTAATACATTCCTCTGTGCGCACTGGTTCCCTGGTTTGCGCCCAGAAGGCCATGAGTCGTGCCGGCACTTCCGGTGGGATCTACCCACACGGACATCATGGTTGTCATGGCGGTTCCGTCATGCAAAAACCGCATGCCACTCTTTGAACCAGCTATAACCATGTAATGTTCGCCGTTCGCTTCTAGCCAGTGCCGCGTGCCGTCGGTCTGGTACACGGGGCGGCTGGCTTCGTCGTTTTGCAGAGCGTGGTTGTTTTGGCCGGACAGGTCTCTCATTAGCGCAACCCGCTGTCCGCTACTCGTCACCGGCATGGTTCCGTTGACGTCTTGGAACAGGGTAGACAAGTCGCTTACGTCGTACATGGCCCCTATATCATCGGCCAGGATAAGCTCCGCAGGCGTCCATACATTACTAACCGGCGCAAAGTTCGGGGACGGCTCTGTCGGTGGGGTGAAATACTCGGTATAGCGAGCCACGCCCTCGGTAATCCTTACCTCATCGATGTAGCCCTTGAAAACCTCGGACGTATCATGAAAAGCCCCAATCCACCAGGGCGCGGTTCCACTTGTGTCCACTGCGCTTTGCATACTGGCGACTTCTGAGCCGTCCAACCAGATCTTCGCCACGCCTTGGGCATCCCGGGTCGCCGCTACGTGGTGCCAGGACTGGCCGGTAACGTCCACAACACCCGCAGGCGAGTACAGCAACTCATCGTCGCCACCTGCGGCGCTCCGCATGTATAAAAGCAGGGACTGGTCAGAATTCACCCTGAGCACCAGAATCGGGTTAGGGTTCGATTGCGATTGAGCCGATACGATGCGGCCCGTTTGGGCGCCCTCAACCTTCATAAACGCTTCAAGTGTAAACGGACCGGAACCAATATCAGGGATTCGGTCCGTTTCCACCCGCGTGCCATTACTGCCGTCCAAGTGAACAGATCCCCCAAAAACGCCCCCGCTGGGTGAGATCGAGGCGCCTTTACGCGGTGTTATTACTGCTGGATTTTCCGAGATGTCCTCAAGGGTCGGCCCGTCCATTCTCATCAGAAGTGTAACCTTGCCCCAATGCGGGTCACCGGCCACGGTTACGGTAACTTCCGGCGCCACTGGCCCATGCACCATCGGGCGATAGAATGGCCGCGCAATCATGGCGGCGGTACCGTAGGGCTGACTGGTCTCGGTGTCCACGATCCAGACGGGCTCCTCTGCAGGCAGGTTGCCCGCTCCGGTGGTCTCCCAGACGTGGCCGTTCGGGGTGCTCGGATGCACACGGTCACCTACATTCACGGCCATATCAGGGGTAAATGGCATCCCATAATCGTCGAATGCGACCACAAACACCTCGTCGCCATACCCGCCCAGCAGATCGATCGAATACTCGCCGGTCTGCGGGTCGCTGGTGGCGTGGCCCAGGCTTTTGCTCAGATTGATGGTGGCGCCGTCGATGTCGTGAATAGTCGGGTCGTAGCCATAAGCGCGAACCTCGCGCTCAGCGGGGGTGCCGTCGATCTGAACGATGCCGGAGACCAGGGCGGTTTGGGGCGATACGATGTCTCCCGTCTCCTTCATTTTTTTAACACGTGGCAGACCGTCCACAATTTCCCAATAGTTATCAAAATCAAAATATTCGGGATAATTCGCCGGGTCAGCGGCTTGGGCGACAGTCAGGTTCACACCGACGAAGCTAGGTCCAGCGGATGCCCGGGTGGAGTATTCGCTACTCCAAACCCCAGAGTTTCGGTAGAAAGCCCCAGATCCGGAGCCGTTTGAAATGACGGCTGTCCCCCATGACCCGCTCGGAACAACGACAAACGTTGCGGTCTCACGAAAAATGCCCAGATTGGTCACATAACCCAGTAGGCCGGCGCCCCGGGAGCCTCCGTGGTTAGCAACACCAATGGCGCAAACGCGTTCAACTACAGCCGACCCATCAACGAGGCCCGCCAAGACGCCCCCATATTTGCTGCTGCTACCTCGGACGCCGGACTCGTTGGTGATTAGGTTAAGGTTTCTGACCTCCGCATAGGATAATAACTGGGAAAAAAAGCCATAATGGTCGGCGCCATCGGTGGCGACAACTTCCAGGTTGCTTATCGTATGCCCCTTGCCGTCTAACTTCCCATAAAAACGAAGCGGTGCCCAAGGCCCTGGAAGGGTGATGTCAGCGGCCAGTTCGTATATAGCGTGAGGGTCATTTACCATCGCAATCAGGTCTTCAGCGGTTGCTATAAGGTATGGACTTTGCGCTGTTCCTTTGCCTTCCATCAGTCTGCATCCCCCCTGTTCTGTGTAGCGAATTGGTCTTCTTCCTCCACCGCTCGGCCTGCAACGATGGTGCGGGCGACCCAGAACGGCGCCTGGCCGCCGTCAGTGTTAAACCGCAGGGTATTGCCACTGACCCAGCCGCTGCCCCAGCCCTCTTTGCGGACGGTGAAATAGGGCGCACCGGTGGCCAGGTTGGTGGGTGCCAGGTCGGTGGCGGTGTTGCCGGTGGCGACCACACCCACGGTTTCGCCGATCACCTCAAAGCCGCTGGAGCTGGTGAAGCGGATGGCCCAGCGTTCCTGTATCGCCCCCTGGTTGGTGACCTCGATGGGGTGGCTGACCAGATTGTATTTGGCAGTGGTGTCGTTGCCGATCAGTTCGTCAGACCAGACCCCGCTCCAGGCCTGCTGGTGGAATGTGTTGTGTGCTCGCGCTCTGAGGTCGCCGTAAAGAAGTGCGGCGCTGGCGATGGTGTCGCCTGCGGTGTAGTCCTGGGACAGCGGAATGTTCAGGCTGATCTGCCCGCCGATCTGCACGTCGGTGGCCAGCCCCATGTCCTCGACGCGGTTGTACACGGTCAGCGGTTCGGTCACGGCGTTGGCCTCGTCGTCCACCAGGCTCAGCGGGTCGGCGAGGGTCAGGGTACCGGCGTCGGTGTCCAGGGTGTACTGATCCGCCGCCAGCCGGTTGCCGTTGGCCCCCTCCGCCCACACCTCGGCCTGATTGACGCGCCCGAAGTCGATCACCTGGCCGGGGGTGGCGGTGACCACTTCCTGCTGCTGGGTGTTGCTGACGACGATCACGTCGCCCAGGTTAAACTGCGGCACCCGTCCGTCGCTGGGTAAGCGGGTCGCATCGAGGCCCACCAGCGAAGCGTCCAGCGGCAGAAACGAGTAACTGACCGCGCTATACCGCACGGTGCCGGGGATGATCGGCTCGCCGCCCCACTCGATGGTTACCAGGCCGGTCTGGGTATCCACGAAACCGGTTACCCCCTCGGCCCCGCTCAGGTTGCCCGCGGTGTCGGCGTTCAGGATCAGCTGGGCGCCGGTGATGTCGGTGGCGTTGACGATCAGACTGCCCTCGCGCAGCGGCGCGCCCGCGGTGCGGAATATCGTCTGATTGGCCGGGGCCTGGCCCAAGGTCGTCAGGCACGACACCAGCGTGACCGGGGTGCTGGTGGGGGTGCTGGCCGGGTAATCCTCCAGAGTCACCAGGCCGGTGGCGTAGTCGATGCTGCCGACCGCGGTGCCGCCGTTGGTGACCGGTGACCAGTCCTTGATGATCGCGCCGTTCTGGTCTCGGTACTCGGTGCCGCCCAACTCGAAAATCACGCTGTTGGGCACGATGTGCCGGTTGCTGGTCGGGGTCAGGTCGATGGTCAGCCCGGGGATGGGGCGCGTCGTGCTGCGCACCTCCACCGGATCGCCCGGGTCGGCCCAGGTGATGCTGGCGCTGGTGTCGGCGTAGGTCTCGGTGGCGGTGCCGGTGTCGTTCTGCCAGTAGTTGCCGCTGCCGAACCGGGATTTTTCCCTGTAAACCTTGTAGACGTAGCCTTGGCGGGGGTCGAGACTGATGGCGCCGGTGGCGTAGTTCACCGTACCCAGCGACGCGCCGCCCTTACTGCGCCGCAGGTTGCCCGCGCCGTCGTCGGTCAGTGTGACCTCGATGGCCTCGTGGTTGATTGTGTCCGACTTGCCGGAGCCGCTCAGGTGAATCCACTTTTCGGTGATCCGCTGCAGAGTGATCTGGATGCTCACCGACCCCTCGCGCATGGCCGCGCTGGGGGTGTAGTCGGTGCTGCCGGGCTCGCTCAGGGTGAATGAGTCGGCGACCTTGTTGGTGCCCTGCCAGTCCTGGTAATCGATGGTGTAATCGCCGTCGCTGGGCGTCGGGGCCGGGTTGGGGTTGATGAAGATCAGCCCCGTTGAATAGCTCACCGTGCCGCTGCCGTCGCCCGTCAGGTTGCCCGCGCCGTCGTCGGTCAACGTGTACGGCTGGCCGCCAGTGTTCCAGTTAACGACCACGCTGCCCGGGGACAGGCTGCGCTTAATCGAGGCGCTGGCGTAGTGATAGGTTGCTGTTCCCATGCTCATGCTGTGATCCCTTATGCGGCGAGTTCGCCGACCTCAAAACGGATGGTGGGGGTGTCGGTGATTGTGGCGCCCGCTTCGATGACCGACCCCTGCTTTTCGCCCCAGGCGATGATGATGTCCGTACCCGCATCGGGCAGCGCCGCGAGGGTGAACGATGCGGTGCCGGTGGCGAAATCGAGGGTGCCGGTACCGTCGCCCGCCAGCGTCCCGTCGCCGACCTCACGCAACAGGTACCAGCTGCCCTGCGCGCGGTATTCCACGGTCAGGGTGGCGGCGATGGCGGCGGGCTCGGTCTGGTACACCCACGTCAGCGAGCGGGTCTGTTGATTGACCTCCAGCTTCGCCTGCTTGGTCTGCTGGTTGACGGCGGTGCCGGGGGTAAACTCCAGGGTGGTGGAGTAGTTGACGCTGCCACCGGTGTAGACCGCGCGGATCTCGCCGTTCAGGTAATCGACGACGGACTCGTCCTCGTCCAGCCGGGTGTTGCCGCTCACGTGCTCCAGCCGCCCGCCGCGGTCGATGTAGGTGCCGTTGCTGCCGGTGATTTTCAGCGTCCCGGGCACAATGGCGCGGCCGGTGTAGTAAATGCCGGCGCCGTTGCCGTCGGTCGTCACTCCCGTGATGTTGCTGATGGTCACAGTACCGGCGCTGGTGGGCCGGATGATCGCCGCCTGGGCACCGGCCGCTCGGTCGGTGATGGCGTTCTCGGACTGGGCGCTGGGCACCAGGGGCGAATAAGCGCTTTTCACCGTGATGGTGCGGTCGCCCGACTGCGCCGGAAGCGCTAGCGGGGATGCCCCCATGTACCGGGCAGCATCGGCCACCTGCGTTTGCAGGATTTTGGTGTCGGGGTTCCGGTTGCCGGTGGGGTCGGGGTCGCTGCCGGTGATCTCGGCCTGCAGCGGCTGCGCCAGTTCGATGGTGTAGGCTTTCAGGGTGTAGCGGTGAAAGCTGCTACCGCGGTCCTGAACAAACACCTGATCTTCGATGTCCACGCCGGTGACCCGCACGTATTCGTTATCGTTGCCGCTGTTCAGCACAAAGATCTGGCCGGGTTCCGGGTCGCGCTGGTTGTGCGGGAACGCGAGCGCCTGAATGGCGCGCTGGCCCTCCAGCTGACGCCCCCAGATCCAGAACGGCGCCTCGCTGCTGGCGACCACGTAGCTCTCGATCCGGTCCTGGGCGTCCGTGCGCCGGTCGGTGTGGCTGCCGGTGGTGAATAGCAGGGCGTGAACGTTGGGGTCGGCGGGCAGCTGGCTCAGCACCGTGTGGGCGCCCAGCAGCGTGTCCTGGTTGGCGGCGTTGATGAATAGGTAAAGTTTGCGGAGGTTCACGCGGCCATAGACCCGATCCACTCGCGATATATCGGGAAAGGTGTTGTTGATCTGGCCGCTGACGACCAGGCGGCCACTCATGCGCCCGCCGCCGTCGTCGGTGTCGGCCATGGCCTCGGATTCTGCGAGAACGATCTGGTCGCTGGTAATAGTCACGGGGTGATCTCCATTAAATTCACGGTGATGGCGTAGTAGTGTTCGCTGCCGGGGTTGGCCAGTCGGCGGATAGGCCTGGCTTCTATAGCCGGGCGTCGAAACATTACAGAAAAGCTCCGACCCCATAGCGCCAGCGTCATAAGCTGACCCGGGGTTTTGGCCAGGTCATACAGGGCCTCGACTGTGGAGCGCTCCACCCACACCTCGCGGCCGCCGTACAGGGTGATGGGGCGCCCGTCCTGGCGCTCACCCTCCTGGACCACCAGGTTACCCGCCAGGCTGTAATCGGTGCTGTGCTCGACCGGTGTCCAGTCGAACTCGTCGCGCCAGTCCAAGTCAGGCGGCAGGTCGATAACGGTCACCCCGTTGGTGATGCTGATTTCGAGGCCCATCAAATACTCCTTAACCCGGCTTGCTCCAGTATCGTTAGCAGGCCCTGCTCGTCGTCGGTCAGCACTTCGGTCTGACGACCTCCGGGGGCCTGCAGGACGATAGTCTGGCGAGGGGCGCTGGCCTGGCTGTTCTGGTTGTTGGTGGTGGTGCTGCGCTGGCGCTCAAACTGCTGCCGCTCCCGCTCGGCTTGCTGTTGCTGGCGGGCCCGGTCTGCGGCGGCTTTCTCGCGCTCGTTCTCGGCCTCGCGTCGGTTGCGCTGCTCTATCTCGTTGATTTTTTCCAGCTGCTGCAGGGCCTTGTAATAGTCGGCCGCGGCGGCGTCGGCGCCGGCCTGGCGGGCGGCCTCCAGCTCTTTCTGGAGGCGGCCCCGCTCGGCTTCGTATTGGATCTGTTGCGCCCGTTCGGTGTCGCCCTGAATGTCCGCCAGCCGCTGTTCCAGCGAGCTCAGGGTGGACTCGGCGCTGGCGTTCAGGCTCTCCATTTTTGAACGGGCTTGATCGATGGCCCCCTGCAGACCCGCCAGGCGCTGGCTGTCCAGCAGGTTGAATTTATTGGCAGCGGTGGCGGCAATGCGGTTGAGCTGGTCGAGCGAATAACTACCATCGTTTACTCGGCCGGCCAGTTGCTCCATGGCCACGGCCTGCTCGTAGAACTCCTTTTTCACCTGCGAGGCCGCCAGCGCGGTGTCGGCGAACCATGACGCCAGGCTGCTATTCATGAGGTTGCGCCGGGCGGCGGCGAGCTCTTCGGTCCGCTGACGGGCTTGCTCCAGGGCCTCGGTTGCGCTGACGCTTTCATCCACAAAAGCATTGCTGCCGATCTTCTCTTCAAACAGGTTGCGGGCGGCAGCGCTCAGCTGGGTGACGGACTCCCGAGCGGCGGACAGGGCTTTGCCGAAGGCGTTACCTAGTGCCTCTCGGAATTTTTGGGCCTCTTCTGCAGCCTCTTCCTCAGCGTCTTTAAGCTCGTCAACTTCCTCTGCCAGCCTCTGGGTTTCTTCGGCCAGCCGTCGGGTGCTGTCCGCGGCCTTGTCCGCCTTGTCGGACAGCATGTCGCCAGCCTCTTCCGCTTGTCCTTTAACTTCGAGCAGCGCATCGCGCAGGCTTAGGTTTGCGGCGGTTACCTCCAGGGCCTTAACGGCGGCGGAGTCGCCGGAATTGATCACGGAGGTGGCGTAGGCCTGGAATGCTTCCTTTATCTCGCGCTGGGTAGCGGTACCGCTTTGGGTAATTTGTTCAAACGCGGCTTTGGCTTTTCTGGTGGTCTCTTCCAGTTGGGCCTGACTGGTAACGCCCAGGTCTTTGTAAGCATTAGCGAGCGCTTCCGCGTTGTTGGTGGCGATTTCAGTCTCTTTTCCTGCCTCTTTGGCATCTTCCGCCAGGCCTAAAATGGCATCACCCGACTTTCGGGCTTGTTCTTCGACTTTCTTTAACTGCTGCTCGGCAGGGATGAAGGCAGTAACCACGCCTTTGCCCGCTTCCAGGGTTTTGCGACCGTACTCAACTGTTTCTTCAGCTAATGCGGCAGTGGTAGCTCGAGCCGCTTCTGCCTTGGCCTTTATATTGTTGTATGCCTCGTTACTGACTACCCCTATCTGGTTGAGTGCCCACGTCAAGCCCTGGGCCGCGCTCATCAGGTTTGAGAAGCTGACAGAAAGGAAGGTAACGAATGTTGCAACAACTGTTCGCAACCCGTTAAACACGGCCATCACGCCACTGCTAACCGATTTAACCGTATTCCAAACGCCGGTAAATCCAGCAGATATCGACTCGGTGTTACTGAGTAGGCTGGTTGCGAGATCTTCGCCCCATTTAACTAGGTCACTGAACATCTGGATCAGCTTGTCACCAGATCCGGACTGGTCGAACAACTCCATAACCCGATTAGTGGCTTCACCAACGGCCGGGGCCAGCTCAGCGCCGATTCGACGGGTCAGGCCGAGGATTTTGGTATTGATCGCGTTATAAACGTCGTTGGCCTTGTTGAGCCTGTCCAGTTCCTTTTCGGAGTAGATCGCGCCTGCCTGCGACGCCTCTTCAGCAATGGCCCGCAGCCCAGCGGCGTTGTTCTCCAGCAGCGGCTGCATTTTTGCGGCGTCAGCGCCCAGGGTTTTCAGCAGCCCGACCTGATCGCCTTTGGGCAGTGTTTCAACTGCGGCCGCCAGCTTTATCATCTGCTGGTCCGGGGCCAGGCGGCTGAACTCTTCGATGTCCATGTTCAGGGCGTCGAACACCTGGGCCGCTCGGCCAGAACCGGTGGCGGACAGGCGGCCCAGGCGCTCGGTTACGCTGCCCAGCATTTTGGCCACGCCGTTGCCGGATATGCCCACCCGGTCGCCGGCGATCTGCCACGCTTGCAGGGCCTCGCGGTTGACGTCGATTTCGTTTTTCGTATTGGTGAGCTCGTCAGCGACAGCGGCCTGGCTTTTTGAAAATATGGTCAGGGTGGCCGCGGATGCACCCACGCCCGCCACAATGCCGGCCGCGGCGGTGGCCACGACTTTTAGGCCAGAGCCCAGCTTGCCCAGCAGGCCGGCGGACTTTTCGGACTCTTTGCCGAGTTTTTCAGTGCTGTCGGCGGCTTGGTCGGTGCCCCTGCTGACGTCTTCGGCGGATTGTTTGACGTTGCGCAGCTCGGCGGCCATCTCGGACGCCTGGCCATTAACACCTTCGATCTCTTTATTGATGCGGACCTGTTCACTGGCCAGATCCTTGGTGCTGATGCCGGCACCCTCCAGTGCCCCGCGCAAGTCGTTCAAGTTGCGGTTGTTTTCGACCCAGGCGGAGCTGGTAGCGGCGGCCGCTTTCTTGGCACGCTCGAACTCCAGGGTCTGGGCGCGGGTGGGGGCCTCTGTTTCGGATAATGCCTTGCCCAGCTCGGTGGCGCGGGCGCGGGCGGCCTGCTGTTGATCGGCCAGTTCCTTGGTTTCGCGTTTGAGCTCGGCGAACTGGGTCACCAGCCCCTGCTGCTCGCGCAGGTCGGTTAGGCGCTCCGCCAGCCCCTGCATCTCTTCTGAGGTTTTCCCCAGGCCGTCACGCAGAGCGGCGGAGTTATCGGGCAATTCGACACGGCCGGACTTTTCCAACTCCTGCAGATCGCTGATCAGGCCCTCAACGCTTTTGAGCCCATCGACCGCTGCAGAAATCAAAAGATTGACGCGCTCGTCGTTTCCTCCGGCCATGCCTTATCCGCCTCCGTTTAGATCATCGCCATTTCTTGGAACTTACTCAGACCGGCGCCGGTGCGGGTCTCGTCCGCCAACACGGTACCGGCGAGGGTGAGCTCGGCGAAATCATCGCCGCCATGGCGCTGGAACCCGGACGTCGGCGACAGCTTGATGCGGAAATAGGTCGCGTGCATCGGGTTGCCACCATCCACCGCGTTCAGACCTTCCCAGCGCAGTTCGTACAGCTGCTGCGCGGCAGTCAGCGCCTGGATCAGGTACTGGGGATTCCGCTGATAAGAAACCTTTAGCTGCTTCTCTTCGTTCTCATCGGCAAATGTGATGTTGACCGGCTCGTCCTTGATGCGGATGCCGTGAGGGGTCCGGTCGTAATCGTCGCCCTCGACCAAAGAAACCGGGGTCTCCGCGTCGGTCGCGACGGTGATGGCTTGGTCGGGGTCGGGAATGTAGCGGAGGCCCACTCGGGCTCCTGACCACGCGCTCACCACCTCGTCGTTGACGGCCTGCTCTCCGACCAGATCCGCGTTGGCCAGAAATGCGGCCGCGAGGTTCTGCGGGGTGACGTCGTTACAGGTGGCCTCGAACGTAAACGAGGTGACGCGCTCGGTTACGTCCAGCTCGCCACCGGCGGCGGTGGTGTAGTCCTGGCGGGATTGCCGGTCGATCTCGATTGACTCACTGAACCCAGTCACGTTGCCAAGCTCGAACGGGCGACCTCCGCCGATGGGGCGGAGAATGAAACGGCCACGGCCCTGGTAACCGCGGGTTGTAGACTGTAATGCCATGGTGAAATCCTCTTATGGCTGGGGTTTTGTTGTCAGAACGTAACTGACGGTTACCGTGTGCAGGACACCGGCGATGTTTGACCCACCAGCGGGGGGTTGATATTCCCCGCCGGAGATCTCTATATTCATGGTCCCCGGCAGCTCATCGATGCCGGTCAGTCCGGACAGGGCGAGCGCGATGTCCTCGTCCAACCCGTCCAGCTCTGGTTCGTAGTCTCGATCAGCCGCATCCACCAGGCCGATGATTTCGAGTTCGCGGGTTTTGCGAACGGTGCGCGGTTTAACGGCGGCGTTAGCGCTGGACGATGTGCTGACAGCAATCATTGGCAGATCGGTCTGTTCGACCTGCAGCAGCTCGGCCCGTCCCCGGGTTACCCTCAGTCCGGCGTCGGTGTGGAACCCACCGGCCATGGTGATCGCCTCCAGCGCCTGGATTACCCGGTCGGAAATCTCGGTACCCCGTGCGATCATCGTTTGTTCTCCTGCTGGTTGGCGTAGGCCAACTGGCTTTTGTACTCCGTCACCAGATTTCGACGTATATCTGGCCGCAAATCATCCCGCACACCCCGGAACACTTGATCGACTGATGGGCCATACAGGTGCTTGATGTCCTTGCGGCCGGGGCCAGTCCGAACGAACACCCCCATCTGGCCGGACCCCTGCAGCGGAACCATGAACGCTTTGCGCATTTTTTTGCGCCCGCCAGCCCGCCGGACTGCTACAGAGACCCCCGCCTGCTTTCTTCCCGGGGCGATAGCGCGAACACCGTCACCACGGGCCCCGGCTGCAGCTCGGGCCATTTGCTTGGACCCGTACCGAGCTAAGCGGGTGGGGCGCTTGCGCCCGGAGATCACCGCCTCGGGGTTTTTGGCGGTGGCTTTCTGGGTGATGGTCAGATTCTGGTTAACGTAGGCGGCGGGCAAGCGCACCTGTTCGCGCACGGCCTTGCTGGCCGCGGTGCGGTATTTCGAGGCCACCCGGTTCACGGCGCGAAACTGCGCCCGCTCGGCCGCGCGGACCGTGCCCTGTAAGAACTTGCGGGCCTGGCTGAACTGGCGGCGGTCTATCGTTAGGCTCATCTCAGCACCAGTTTTATCATTACGCGCTCGTCCTCGCGGCCAGGCAGCTGATAGTCCACCCGGTAATCCTTACCACCGACATGGACCAGGGCGCCGGGCTTGATGGGCGGATACTCACCCACCAGCACGCTGATGGTCATACGGGTCTCGACCACTTGGTCGTATCCGGGCAGCTCGACAACCTCCATAGAGGGGATGGCCCGATGGTCGGCGCCGTTGTACTGGATCGGCTCGCCGAATGCCTCCATACAGCTCTCAGCGGTCAGTCTTGCAACATCGATCATCGGTTTATGCTCTCTATAAGCCGGTCCAGCTTGCCGCTTATCAGCCGCAGGTCGGTTTTCATGTCGTCCAGCTGCTTTTCGGTGCGCAGCTGGTCACGGGCTTGTGCCTGCCGGATGCTCTGGATTGAAGTTTCATTCAGAGAGATCCGCTCGTCCTGGCGGGCCTGATCCTTGGCGGCAGTCCAAGCTAGGCCCAGTAATGTTACGAATATTACGGCGGGCAGCCTCTTGTCCACGTACCAGCCGCTTGGGCTTTCTGTTGCTTGTTCTCCGCTCATGAATACACCTTGCCCGACTGCATGATGCTGGCCAGTTCGACGGATCTGTTCCCGACCTGAGCCGCCCATTTTGAATCAAGCATCTCGCGTGCAGCGGCGGCGTAATCCCTGCGTCCAATGGCGCGCCACATGCGGCGGAACCCCATCAGGCCGTTAAATCCGAGGTTAAAACACATATTCGCGATTACGGTCTGGCGCACCGGGTCCAGCCCCCGGTATTCGGCGACCGTGACCAGGTAGCGCTCCACCTCGTCGATGTCGTTTTTCAGCATCAGCTCGGCCTCGTCCTGGCGGATTCCGATGTCATCCAGGTTGCGTCCGTAGCCGACCGTAAGCTTGCCCACCGTGTCGAGATAGGGCTTATATTTCAGGCCCTCATGGCGGGCCAGTTGGTCTTTCAGCAGTGCTCGATTCACCGGATCCCCCTCGTGATTGGTGGTCTTTGTCCAACGCCCTGCCGAAGCAAGGCGCTGGGAAAAACCACGTATTAGGCGCTGAGCCGCACCAGCCCGGTGCCTGATGGGTTGACCGCCGCTGCGGCAGCGTGACCGATGAGCGTGTTATCCGTGGAAACGGTCGTGGCTTTGCTGCCGTCCCAGTAGATTTTTGCGCCTTCGGTCCACGCCTGCGCCGAGGTTTTCGGCAGGCTCCATACACCGGTAAGCTGGCCCTCGAAAGCATCGCCCGCCTCGGCCTTGTGCAAGGCCACCGCGAACAGATCACCGACGAGGTACCCGCCACCGGAAACGACACCGCCGGCCGGGGCGGTGAGGGTCAGCACCTGACCCGGTTGGATGAAATTGTTGGCCATGGTCTGATCCTCTTATTTGCCAGCGTTAAAAGCGGCGCCACGGTAGTCCAGGGCGGCCACACCAAAATCGTGGCGGACTTTGTACTTGGTGCCGTCTACGTCGAAGCCCTGCTGCATCTCCAGGTAGGGCTCCTGGTTGCCATCGAGGAAAGCAACCTCGATTACCGGCGCCTCGTCAGGGGATGCGAAGGCGTAATAACCGGTACCGGCCAGGCGTGGGGTGTCGATCACGTCGGAGAACAGACCGCGCACCATGTTGGGCTTTTGAATCTTGCCGCTGGTGTCGGGGTCGTACTCGGCGCTATTGATCACGCGCGCCGTGCCGCCCAGCCCCATCGGGACCAGCAGGTTCGCCGGGCGCAGGTCGAGGAAATCGTGGTCGCCGATGTCTTTCTGGCTGGCCATCAGCACGCGCAGGGCCTCCAGGCTTTCCACGGACAGCGCGGCGCCGGTGCCGATGTTGTTGTGATCCGCATGGAACAGGCTCTTTCCGTCGTCCATGGTCGGGCCTTTCCCGCCATTTTCCGCCAGCAGGGCATAAACGGCGGCCTCGATGGTGCGAGCGGCCGCCCGGCCCAGCATATTGGACAGCCCGATGAAGGCGCCCAGGTCGTCGTTTACGATGGCCTTGCGGGTCAGCGCGATGATGTTGCCCACGGTGTCGGCCTGAATGCTGGCCTTTTCACCGTCGGGGATGGCTTTTTGCTTGAACTCGCCGTGCTCGTTCAGGGCGTCCAGGTTGCCCAGACTGCCCACGCGGTAACGGCTGTGCGCGCGGAAATCGCTTACTGAACCGGTGGCGCAGAAACGCGACCAGGTATCAGAGGCGGAGGCGTAGGCGGTTTGGAGGGTTTTGTGCATGGCGTCTTCCAGAATCACCGGGAAATCGCTGGTGCCCTGGGTGAATGCGTTGGCCACAATTTCCATCTGATCCAGGCCGCGGGTGCGGGACCCGGACGCCTCCAGCGAATCCTTGGCGATGTCGAGCAACTTATACCCGCGGTATGGGTTGTTGCGGTCGGCTTTGACCCCGGCAATACCGGCCCGGGCCACGATGGCCTCGACCGCCGCGGCGCGTTTTACGTCGCGCTCATCCTCGACCACGGTCACGCGGCCCTGAATGGGGGCGGCGTCTTCCGCCAGCTTGGCCAGGATCTTTTCGCCGGCCTTCTCGGCAGTAATGCTGAAATCATCGAGACAGGCGGCTTTTAGCTCGTCCAGATCGTCGCGACCTTTGAACATGTCAAACTTGGCGTTGATTCCGGCACGGCGCGCGGTCTCTTCCTGCTGCAGACGGGCGCGGATCTCGTCCTCGGTTTGGGCTTTGGCCTGCGGCTCAACCGCCGGCTGGTTTACGGGATCAGGCATAGCTGGTTCCTCTGGTTTACGTGCGGCGGTTACCGCGGTTTGGGTTTGTTTGGCGAATCTCGGAAAGCGGGACAGATCGAAAACTTTTTCGATGCTGGCCGCGATGGGTAGGGCTTCGGTTACCTGGTTGACGTAGCCGGCGGCTTCAGCTTCAGCGGCTGTAAACCAGTGATCTTTCCCGTCTTCCATCAGCGCCATAAACTCTTCGGGATCCTTGCCTGTTCCCTCGGCATAGGCGGCGGCCATGGCCTGAGCGTGCTTGTCCATAACGTCGGCCATCTCGCGCATGTCGGCGGCGTTGCCCATACTGAAGCCCCAGGGCGCATGGATCATGAACAGGGCATTGCTGGCCATGTTCACAACGTCGCCGGCCATGGCGATCAGGCTGGAGATACTGGCGGCAATGCCGTCGATCTCAGTGGTGACGGTGGCGGGGTGGCGCTTGAGGGCGTTATATATGGCCAGGCCGTCAGAAACCGACCCGCCGGGAGAGTTTATGCGCAGAGTGATAGCGTCGGCATCGAGCGCCGCCAGATCCTTGACGAACGTGGCGGCTGTTGTGCTTTCGTCGTCCCAGCTGTCGCCAATGTCGCCATAAATAAATATCTCGACGGCATTGTCGGCGCGGGCCTTGATTGAAAACGGGTTGTGCTTGGTGGACATGACGGCATCCCTAGATTTTTGGATGCTGTCAGGTTCTCAGATGGGACGCGACATTTTTACCGGGGACATGTCGCGATCTGCATTAATCGTCGTCGTCCGCGTGCATATTCTCGCTGATCGTCTTCCATGCCGCGTCAGAGTCGAACACCAGGCCGCGGGCCTTAGCGTCCTGGCGGAATTTATCGATCTGATCAAGCACGTCCAGCGGGTTTACGCCACGCTTGCGCATAACCTCGGCCTCCGAGGCAAAGCCCGCACGTACCAACTCCGTCCAGGCCTTCGCTTCTTTAAGCGGATCGATCCACGGCATGGACTGGCCAATAAACAGCGCATCGTTGGCGGATTCGGGGCTCATGCCGCGCGGGATCGGGACCACACCGGACAGATCGGCAGCCCTCACGAAACCCTCCCAGATGGGCTGGACCATGTTGCCGACGAACTCGTCGGTCAGAGTGGCGTAATTCACCCACTGCTCGACCAGTTCCTGTCGCTGCGACGAGAATGTGCCGTTGTAGTCACGGGCTACGCTGCTGTAGGTAGCACCCACGCCGGCGGCGAGCGCCTTTAGCTGGCCCTGACGGAATGTGATCAGGTTGGGGTTCGGGCGTTTCGAGTCGATCATACCGATCTCTTCGCCGATCTCCAGGGTGTCGATTATCGTCCCGGGCTGCATGCTGATCTCGCGGGGCTCGATGTTGCCCTCGATGTCCCTGGGCAATGTGTCAGGATCGAGCATCTCAGGATTGCCGCGCTTGACGTAGGCGGTCAGCAGGGCGGAGATCTTGGCGGCGACGCGCTCCGATTCCTCGTAATCCTTTATATCCTCCAGGCGAGTGATCACACTGGCGAATTCGGACACGCCACGCACCTGGCCGATACGGTCGGTCGATGCAATGTGCAGGACTTTATCGGCGGTGATCCGCTTCATGTCGTCCCGACTGCTGGACAGCATGACGATGCCGTCGGTGGGGTGGTTTTTGTGAACCCAGTAGGCGCGAGGCCTGCCCCATGCACTCAGCTCTATGCCCTGACGGACCCCCAGCCTCGTGTCGTTAAAAAACGGCACCATGTCCGGCTCGAACATCTCCAGCGAAAACGGCACGCTTGACCCGTGGGTAAGCGCCGGCACCGGGCCGGTGAGCATCTGCGCGAAACTTTCGCCATCCCTGATCCATGTGTTTGCCAGTAACCGCTGGACCCGGGCCCAGTGGTATTGACCGGTCACCTCGGGTTTCATCTGCCACTCGCGCCATGCGTCCAGCAGGGCCTTGGCGTAATCCTTGTGAACCTTGCCGTCGCTGCTGCGGGGCTGGGGCTCGATGCCAATGCCCTTGGGGCCGACGATGTTGGTGGTCAGGGTGCGCAAAATACCGCGGGTGATGTCGTGGTTTTGCTCCAAGTGGCGCACCTGATTGCGGATGGCAACCGCGCCCTGGAATACTTGCACGTTGGGGCCGCCAGAATCGCGGCGGAATTTTCGCGTGCGCGACGGCTTTGCGGCTTCGTAATAGGCCTGGATCCGGCGGGCATTCATGCGCCTGATGCCCTTTTCGGGGCTCAGCCAATTGACAAGGCGATCAGGGAGGGTGGGGGTTACTGGGTCGGCCATCAGTCCAGCCTCGCGACGGAGAAGCCCAGGCCGCCAATGGTCGGAGCCCGTGACGCGCGGCTGCGCTCGGCGTTTACTCGCTGCTCCCACTCTTTCCGGCCCCGGATGATGTCGGGCAAGTCTGACATCGATACCCGCCGGCCTTCAAACTGGAATTCCCGGCCCTGCAGCACGGCGGCCTCAGCGGCAAGATATTTGGCAAGCATTTCTGTGGCGGTTGGGGTCGTCATATTCGGCACCTATCAACGGAGGGTTTCACACTATCGCGCCCCGACCGACATTTTTACCGGGGCGGTGTCGTTGTTTTGCACAATGCGCTCCACTTGGCGGCGGCTCAGGCTGTACTTTCTCGCCAGTTCGTCCAGGTTGTTGCCCCTGAACGCGGCGCGAATGGCCCGGTTCCTGACGCTCAGATTCGGCCCCGGTATGTAGACGTGGCCGCCGCCGGCCTCCCGGCGAACCTCGGCGGCTAACTGGTCCGCCAGCGCCGCGGCTGCTGATTCCGTCAGCGAGAATCCCCGGATAATTGCGGCCGTCAATATGCGGTGCAACTCCACGGCGGTATCAGTGTCGCGGTTGAGGTCGCTAATCATAGCCGTCCACTCCATTCAGATTTCCCAATGGCTCGGGGCTTGGGCGCCCTTCGTGCTCTAGTACCGGGCTTTCTCGCCCGTCGTTCGTCAGTGCTTTCTCGTTCGGAGTTATGCTCGATCGGTCTGGCCCAGGGCTGCGTCGGGGCATCCCAGTTGATCCGATCCGCACCCAGGTGCAGGGCGCCCGCCCAGATCATGGCGCACAAGTCGATGGCTTCGTTCCGGCGGCGTACCTTCCGCCACTTTCCGTTAGCCTCGCGCACCTCGGCGCGCATCTCGTCCCAGAACGCCGCGCCCAGCCAGGTGGGAAAGTGCAGGCGGGCGGGGCCGCTGGTGGCCCGGCGGCTGGCGTTGTAAACGGCGTCTTTCAACAGGTTCGGATTGCAGAGCAGCTGGTGAACGTCTTTGCGGGACTCGTCACCAATGCGGGTGCGGCGCAATATCGCCGCGGACGGGGCGCTGCCGCCCTTGTATAGCCTCGCCTTGTCGCCCAGGCCCTGCCGGCGAAGACGGCGCCACCAGCGTTTCGCGTTCTCGGTCACGCCGTCCTCTCCGCCGGAGTCGCACACCAGCAGCCGCACGCGGAGCTCTTGGCGGTCCTGGGTGGTCCGATAGGTGGAACCCAGCACCCGCTCGGTGAGCACGTCCCAGTCTTCCGGGTAGCTGGCCGGATCGATGGGGGCCATCTCGCCACCCACGCCGGTGCGGGCGCTCTCGGTGATGTCGAAACGGTCCACCAGCCACTGCTCCATCTGTGGCCCGAAGGCGTGAACCTGGACGACGAAGCGGGCGCTCTGACCGCCTTGCACGTCAGCGCTGGCAACCAGAAAGCGGGCCTGCTCCGGCACCACGTAGCGCGGGAAATCTTCGGCCATGTCCGCCAGCTCGCCGCGTCCGGTCTCTTCACGCACCGCCATGGGCAAATAGGGCATAGCCTGGTCGGTGTTGATGGTGACGCGCAGTGATTCCTCGTCGCCGGCGGTGGAGTAGCTGCGCAGGGCCTGCAGGTAGCGCAGAAGCAGGTTTTCCCATGACTGATAGGCCGCGGCGGCCCCGCCCAGCCAGAAACTGGCGATGTTTGACTGGATACCGCCGTCGGATTTCAGGCCGCTCTTGCTGATCTCCTGGCCGTCGCGCAACCAGTCGCCGGCCACCAGCATGCGGTGTTTTTCGCGGGCGTCGGAGCCGCTGCCGCAGTGGGGGCAGAACACCACCGCGTGCTCGACGGCCAGGGCGTTCAAGTCGGCAGAGCGGACGGTTTTTAATAGGTCGTTTTCGCTGGGCAGGCTGGCGAACAACTCCAGCCCGGGTTTCACTTGGAAAAACTCGCCACAGTGCCCGCAGGGCCAGTAATAGCGGCGGCGGTCGCCACGGTTGTAAATTCCCAGGATGCCGCCGGCGGGCGGGGCTTCGTGCTCGGTTTCCAGCCTGAAATTCGGGTCAGTGATCGGCTTGCCGGGTGACGACTCCACCATGCACATGCCGCGTGACAGGTAGGTGGTGGTCCGCTTTAATCCCAAGGCATAGGCGGAGCCTTCGCCGTCCACGTTGTCGGGCATGCGGTCGTAGTCCGTCAGGGCCACATAACGATAATCACTACCGGACAGCTGCGAGGCAGACGGCCAGCCGATTTTCAACCACATGCCATGCCGGAAAAGTTTGTCGTGGGTGTTGTCGTCGTGACCGCGTGCGCTCATCAGATCGGACATTTTCGGGCTGTTACGGATGGCCCGGTCGATCCTGGTTTTCGAGTAATCGCGGGCCTTGTCCTGGGTCATCTGCACGACGAGCATATCGCCGGGGTCGCAGGTGACCGCGTAGGTAACCCAGGCATCCAGCAACCCCATGGTTTTGCCGGATCGGGCAGGGCCGACGAATATCACCGCTTCGTGTTTGCGGCTGGCCAGGGTGTCCATGGGCTCGACCATGTAGGGCGTTTCGGCGGCGGACCAATAGCCGGTATACCCGCCGGGCTGGACAATCCGCAGCGACGAAGCGGCACCATCCGAAACCGACACCCGTTTCGGGGGCCTGAAGGCCTCCGCGGCACTGGTGATGATCGGCAAAGCCGTGCCAAAACTGCCCACTTAATTCGTTTCCTCTGTCGCCGGCTCCAGTGAGCCCAGTTCGGTTAATTTGTCCGCCAGCGCTTCCATCTCGGCATCGAGGGCGAGGTCGATGGCCTCAACAATATCCGGGCTGCACCCGGTGCGCCGCTCGATGTTGTCCGGCAGGCTGCGCAGACCCTGCGCGATAGCGCTGAACGCGGTGGCCACGACTCGCTCGACTTCCTCGGTGGGGATCAGTTCACGGTCCATAACCTGCAGCGCGCGCCGCTTGGTCTCGGACTCGTACCAGGCCTTTCGGTCAGAGGGCAGCATCTCGTCCGGATCCACACCCTCCGGTTCTGTGCCGGCCCCGAAGCGCCATCGGGCAACCTCTACCGCGTCAAACACCCAGGGGCGGCCAGGCGCACCGCGCTCGACAACCGGGCAGTTTCTACGGCACCAGGCGTCAACCGACTGGACCGAAACGTCGAAGAACTCCGCCAACTCGCGCTTGTTTAGTCGGCGCAATTGCTGAGCTTTTGACAGCTGCGCTACTTTCGTCACAGACCAGACCCCAACAACAACCCATAGGGCACAGAAAAACTCTCGAAACCCGCGGTTCCGCGCCCCCGTACCGTTCTATCTCCCAGGAGGACCCGCGCGTTTTTTATTTCGCGAGGCCTTGGCGTCGGCAGCCCACTCGCGCAGCAGCTCTTTGTCGGTGTTGCACCGCTCGAGCGCCGAGTGGACACGAACGCAGTGGGCCGACACGTCGCCCCAGAAATCCCCGGCGTATACTGGGACAGGCGTATGCTGAAGGCGGGCTGGCGGAGGGTATACATACTCAGTCGCCGTTCTCGTTATTACTGGTTGAGTAGGCGCGCAAGCTGTCGCCAACAGCGAGAGGGTGGCGAGCGTTAGCGCAGCCATCAGCTTGCAGCGCAAGCCGTAAGCGTTCGGTGATTTCATCGGCCTTTCTCTCCGCATGTTGTTGCGCCACCTGGGCGCGAGTGGCGAGGGCGTCCCGGCGGTCCAGTTCGGCCTGCAGGTCGGCGTACTCTGCCGCGTTCTCTCTGATGGTTTCGGCGTGCTGTAGGTTTACCTGGCTGAGCTCACCCAACCGCTGGCTGGTTCTGTCACGATCGATTAGCAGCAGGCAGATCGAACCGGCCATCGCAATCACCAGCAATGCGGTGGCGCCAGCCACGTAGGGCAGGGCCCTCCCTGTCAGTGCCTTTAGTATCATTGCCTCCCCCATCGAGCTTTCGCTACTTCCTGCGCCATATTGCCGCCGTAGTAGCTGACTATCAGCGTGCCGCTGATTCCGTATGACCAACCGATGACCGGCCCCAGTGCCTCAAGGGCGGCGGGGTTCAATACCGCTACCAGCAACCAGATAGGCGTCTGCCCAAACGCCCAAGCCATGCCGTAGTAGTACCCGCGGCGGCGGTGCGTCCAGTAGCGCTCGGGGTTTGGGTGCTGGTCAGCTGCCATCATCTGCTCCGCTTGCTGTTGAAGATGTCCCGGGCGGCCCTCTCGTCCGCCTCGTCCAGACCTGACAGCCACGCCTCTAGGTCTACCCGAGTGGTGCGCCTCTCCCGGTATTCAATCCAGCGAATGCCGGCCTCGACCTCCAGCGGCATGGGTGCGAACCCCTCGAACCGGTTGCCGAACCGATCGCGGCAACTCTCCGCGGCCTCGTCCAGTGTGCGGCCAGTAAGCACGGTACTGGCGGTGCCTTTCACGATGGCGGTTAGCTGGATCATTAGGCGAACGGGGCAGACTCGACGCCGCCCGCCTCCAGCTCTACCTCGCCCAGAAACATCAGGCAGCACACTGCATGGGCGGCGTGATGCAGGCCTGTCTCATCGTCGTATGTAATGCCCTGCTGCAACGCATTGATGTGTCGTCGGGCGGCTGAAATGTAGCGACGGCGTAGATCGGGCACTCTGCGCCAGTTGTCCGGGCTGTACTTCTGAGCGCCGACAGTCAGCACTTTTGCGACCTCCAGTTCCATCAGCGGTGGAATCAGATCAAACTCCGGCTTTTCTGCGTCGTACTTCACGCCATCTTCGTAATGGTCGCCGTCGTTGCCGTTCTGTCCAATGATGTCCATGCGAGTCTCGTCGAAACCCATCACAGCCCCCTTGATAGCAGTATGTTTCCGAGAGCCGTCACGGCGAGTCCGCACGTCAGCATCACGTCCGCCAGATCTCCCGTTGACTGGGCGATCCGGGCCCCGACGACTACCCATAGCGCTGAGCTGGCAATCAAATGAATCATGCGGCCCCCTTGATAACGATCAGCCCCTCATCGACCATTAACGGCTGCGACCTGATGACGCCCTCAAGGTGCAGCAGGTCGCGGTAATGCCGCGTGACCGTCTGCGTGTAGCCACCATCAAGCCATGAGTGGCACGCGCTGCACGCATACGCCGCCTGCCAGTCAGGGTTTTTCATACCCACGCCGGCACCGTTCAGGTGTGCCAGCACCACAGTATCCGGGTCGCGGTTGCACACTCCCGGTACCCGCACCTGGCACTCCATACCCCGGGCGCTCTGGCGAATGCGGCTGGACTTTGGGCGTGTCGCCCTCATCGGGGCTTTTGACTTCAATGGCCCGCCAGCTTTGAATGGGGTTTTTCGTGCAAGACTGGATCGCTTCACTTGATACCCTCCATCGCGACGTTCGTATAGTTAGCCCAAGTGGGCAGCTTTCCAGAGCCCAGATTGTCTGGCAGTACGCGGATCTCTCCGCCTGCCTTTTCAAATTCGGCGGTGTCGCGCTTGATCTTTTCCCGCAGTTCATCCTTTTCGCGTTTCGTCACTTCAATCTCCGTGGTACCGCTTTCCCATGTAGCCATATCCGCGGGCGTCTTGTGCTTTTAGAAGGTTTACCTGCTCTTGCAGATTCCGGTTACTCTCCCGGGCCTCTCTAAGTCTCAGCTGCAACTGAAGAATCAGTTCCTCAGCCGGCAGGGTGGCGCCGGTTTCCTTGTCTACAATCCCCGAAGCCAGGCAGTGGTCGCAGGGCAGCTCATAAAACATCGGCCTGACCAGCCCGCGACCATTGCACTCCCCGCATACCCCCAGCGGTTTCTTTTGCTGCTTGAGCGGGGGCCCGGACCGCTTCACGCGCCAGACCCCGACTCAGCCCGCCGGTGGCAGCCCGCGCAGGCCGGATCGCTGGCTCGGTATGAGTGGCCGCACGCAATTGGTAGCCACTCGGTTGTGAGGGGGCGCATAATGCGACGCCCGTCGTCTGTCCATCCGTCCTGCATCCGGTAATCAACCGTCGTACCGACCTTGTTGCTGTTGCAGCCGTAGCGGTGCCCGGGGTCCAGGTGCTGGGTGTGGGCCATTGGTGCTGGCGTGTAGCTGGTCAAGCCATCGTCCCCTGATCTTTGCGCTCCCGCTCCAGCGCCTCCCGCATCCAGCTGGGAATATCCGCCAGCTGGTAGCGATGCACGACCTTGCCGGACGCACTCTTAAATGTCCGGGCTGGCGGAACCACGCAGCCCAGCGATTCGGTGTCGCGCAGCTCCCGGACGCGAGCGGTAACCTCGGCGTCGGGGTGCATACCTGCCTTCCTGCGAATCTCACCCGCAGTCATCCACCGGCCGCCCTGCATGGCTCGCAGTACCCGGCCCAGATTGGTGTTATTCGGTGGTACCCTCATGCCGCACCCCCGAATGTATAAGGGGCTGGCTTTCGGGCCGCTGGTTGATACCAGGTGTCGCGATGGGGGCGCTCCGTCTCCATTGGCTCTAGTGCAAGGGCAGGGCGCTTGCAGAGCACCATCTCGAACTCGCCCATGTGGATTCCCAGTTGCTTTGGGACGCCCTTCAGGCAGTGCTTGCAGTAGCTAGTGCGCTGATATTTATTGTCCACGCCGGTCCTCAATGAAGCTGGCCTTGCCTCGCATGACGGCCATTGCTGTTTGGCTGGCAAGCAGTCCGACTTGCCGGCGCTGCTCTTTACGCCACTCGGGCTCTGGAAGGGCCTTGGCAAACTCTTTGTGTGCCGGGTTGGTTTGTGGTGATTTGGCCAGGCCAATGATCTTGGGCACGTCGGGCCACTTGTATTCAGGGTCACCGGTGGCCAGGCGATCTTTAAGTCTGGCGAAGATAACCTCAGCCTGATCGAGCGATATGCTGCCAATGACGCCAGCCCACTCTCGCCGCATGAGCCTGAACTGGTCAGCGGAGTCGCCCCACAAGGTTTTTGCACGTGAGCGCCCGTAGATCGTGACAATGCGAGCGAAGAACGCAGTAGTCTTCTCGATCTGCTCGTCAGTGAAGCCAGAGTCATCAGAAGTTTCTCCGCGCGTATTCAAAGTCCGTGAGTTGCCTGTCGAGGGCACCACCAGCTCGAGAACCTGTCCGATATGAGTCATTTCTGTCACCACTGATTGTTGGTAAGGGGGTATTGAGTTGGCCAACGTAGTTGTTAAACTTTTCGGCATTGAACAGGGTGGCAGGGCGTAGATACTGCTCGCGCTTGGCGTCGCCCAGCCACTCCGCACACTTGCGATCAACCACCGCTTTGATGTCGTCCAGCGTATGGCCCTCGGCGATCCTGCCGTTGATCAGCCTGGTGCTGCTTTGGACGGGCTTGAAGTTGCGGCCCGCTTTCTCGTTCAGATACTCAATCGCCTTAACCGCAACGTCGGGCACCAGCTCGACAGAGGGGTTAGGTTCATTGACTGATTCACTGACTGGTTCAAAAGAGTGACTGATTCCGGGTGCAGAATTTTCACCAGGGGGTGGTGCAACGGTTTCACCAGCTGGTGCAGATTTTTCACCACCTAGTGCAGAATTTTCACCAGGGGGTGCATTAGTTTCACCACCCAGCGTCACGACATAGAAATTCGTTGAATTCCCCTTCGGTCCCTTGCGGGTGCGTTTTTGGACTAACCCGGCAGCACACAGAGCATCGATGTGCATCATGGCGCTGCGGCGGCTGATCTCGCACTGGTCAGCTATGTACTGGTAAGACGGCCAGCACTCGCCCTGGTCGTTCGCATTGTCCGCCAGCTTGAGCAGCACCAGCTTGCGTGCGGCGTTTCCCACCTGCACACCGAATGCCTGGGCCATCAGCATCATGCTCATTGCACTGCCTCCGGGCCCGTGCTCGGGCCCTTTACGTTGTTGATGCTTAACTTCAATTCGGTCATAATTGCCTCGTTGTTTGGTTACCCGCCGATGGTGTTGCCGCACCGCTTGAGGCGGGTTTCTTCGTTTTAGGCCTCTGGCCCGCTTGTCGTTACTACCACTCTCACCATTCCGCCCTTTACTGGCTCATCACGTCGAAAGATCGGATGAGTTCGAAAATGTCTGTCATCAATCTGTAGTGCATCCGCCAGCCCATCACGTCCGCTTTTGAAACTGCCCGTCGTGTTATCGTCGTCACGATGGCGGCGGTCGGGTGGGTAAAAGTCGATAAACACGTGAATCTGTCCGCCATCGGCCACTTGATCCCGCAACGCCGGAACATCCCAGCCGCCCGCACGGATCGCCTGCAGCGTTTTGATCCTGCAGGCGTAGCGGTAGCGCTTGGCGACTCTGGATTTTTTAGCCCAGTGAGCCCGAGAGTTCGGGCTGAGCTCCTTTTCTGGCCAAGGAAGAATTACCTCCCACTGCTTCGGCATTTCCTGCTCCATTCTGCAAAACCACTAACCGTGACATGTCACGATTCTGCTTAATGTGTCGGGCCAGTTTTCCGCCATCCCGACTTGTCCAGCATCTGAGATGAGCCTGGCCGTTGCTCAGGGCCGCTGCATGCTTCTCACTGCTTAGCCCCGCGTGACCATGGGCAGTCCTTCGGGGTACCAAGCTCATCTCAGGTACTGACTGGTTACGCCAGTCACTCGCCACGTCACCCAGGGCTGCCAAGGAGTACGGTTCGATCAAACCGTGTGGATGCTTCGGGCCGTGTTGCTGCTGATTCTCTGACCGGCGCCCATCGCCAGCTGCATACTTCACCCTCAGTCAGCACAGGTGTCCGCCTACTACCGCCGGCGGCTGGCGGGCGTTCAATTAACTTCAGCTGCGCCTCTCAGCTTTGCGCCGCTCCTGTTTGCGCCTTTCTGCCTCCCGTCGTTCTTTCTCGCGCCGTTCTTTGCACTCATCACTGTATAAATAACCACTACCAGAAGTCCGGGTACCCTCGTCTGCCGGATTTGGCTTAATGACACCACTGGCGATCAAGTCAGCCAGCCGGTCAGTGGGGAGGCCATCAGACGGGTTCGGGTAAATGTCGGGGCGTAGTTCGTGAGGGGTGACCTTCCAGTTAGTTGCCTCGCAGATAGCTAGAGCCCGCGTTGGCGGAATAGGGCGAATCCCCCTTACCATTTGGTAGAGGTATGCGGGAGAGGCGCCGATATGCTTTGCAAAGTCGGATCGCCCACCTGGTGGCAGCTGACTAAGGAACGTTGTGAGTTTCATGGTCAAGAATGTAGCTTTTGCTATCGATTACGTCAATAGCCAATGCGATACTAGCAGGCGCTATACTCCTGCTATGGATAGAGCTAAAGCCCTTAGGGCGTTGATCGATGAAAAATATGGCGGGAATCAAGCTGATTTCGCGCGAGCGATAGGGCGATCTCCTGCTTCCGTTTGGCAGTGGTTAAATGGGCACAGGAACATCGGGGAGAAGGTCGCGCGCGAGATTGAGCGCAAGCTCAGGCTCCATGATGGATATCTTGATCATAACCCCGAGAAGTTGGCAAAGGACCTTCTCGACCTTGTGAGCAGGGTTAAAGGGTCGTCCGACTACGAGAGACTCGATCCGCGCATAAGGAAAATTGCTGAGCAGATGGAAGGTGCGCCTGTCGATATCCCGCATGAGCTGCAGTTTGCCGGGCACATGGACGTCTGGGACAGCAAAACCCCGCTTGATGAAGACGAGGTGGAAGTGCCCTTATTTATGGAAGTCGAGCTGGCAGCGGGGGCGGGCCAGACTCAGGTAGAAGAGCGTATCGGCCCCAAACTGCGGTTTGCCAAGTCCACCCTGTCAAGGGCAGGGGTTCTGCCGGAATACGCCGCCTGCGCGTTCGTGAAGGGCAATTCCATGGAGCCAGTCATGCCGGACGGCACCTGTGTTGGCGTAAACACCGCTGACAAGGGCATCAAAGACGGCGAAATCTACGCCATGGACCACGAAGGCATGCTGCGGGTGAAGTACCTGCACCGCAGACCCGGTGGCGGAATCAAGATCGTCAGCCAGAACAGCAGCGAGCACCCCGTTGAAGAGCTAACCGCCGAGGAAATGGCGCAGCAAGTGAGGGTGATAGGGCGGGTGTTCTGGTGGTCGGTGTTGAGGTAAGTGGTAGGAACGGCCGTATAGCATCGCTGCGGGCAATTTTGCGCCGAAACTTCAGTACTGCTCTCTCAAATTGGTACGAAACAGGGTGCGGGTCAATAAGACAGTGGAAATCCAACAAAAAGGAGTAGTAAATGGCCGCGCGGACGGTAAATCTTTCCATTAGTTACGATGGAAAGGCGCATGAACAGCACGAGATAGAGATTTCAGAGCTGGCTACAAGCCTCAAAGGTCTTGGGGAACTGGTTCAGGTGTCCAACAAGCTCATTAATGGAATTGACTCTCCGATAGAGATTAAAGTTACAGGTTTCGAGCCCGGCTCATTTGAATACCTCGTAGAAATTGCCCAAGTTGCGGCGCAGTATAAGGATGTGCTTCCATACATAGGGCTTGCTGGAGGGACGGTGGCCGCAGGATCCTTGCTTGAAATCTTAAAGAAGCTGCGGGGCCGGAAAATTGATCTTGTTGAAGAGCTGGAAGGTTCGGAGACTGTTGTTCTACATGTTGATGGCGAAGAGGTTGAGTGCTCTAAAGAAGTTGATCAGCTCCTTGCGTCCAAAGCAGTTAGGGCTGCTGTGCAGGATCTAATTTACAACCCGACTCGGAAAGAAGGGACGGAAACTTTCAAGATCAAGGACAAGAATGGAAAAGTGCTTCTTCAAGAGTCAAAAAATGGAGCCTCCAACTATAAAGCTCCAGGGGCGTTGTATGCAGAAAGGAAGAACAGTGAAGATGTTGAGGCCCAAGTTAAGTTCCTGACAGCTCACGCTGATAAATCCAATCAGTGGCGAATCGAATACCTCGGACAGGCCCATAATGTTAAAATCAAGGATGACCTTTTTTTGGAGTTGATCCATAGTCAAGAGAGCCCGACTCTATTTGGGCAAAAGTATAAGGTGAAGCTAGAAAAGGTGGTTAAAGAGGCTCGAGGGCGAGACCCAATAACCAGCTATGTAATCCAGAAGGTCTATCATAAGTCCCTCAAATGAGGCGGGTGCGCTGCACCAAGCGAGATAGTAAGTATGCAGACAAATCTAATCGTGACCTTAGCTTTTTTGGCTATGCTCCCGGCTTTGTTCGTGGTTTCTCGCGCTATAACTCGCCTGATTACGGATTCGGTTATGGATGACCGTGTTCAGATAACATTCACAGCATCTGATGGTCGTGTCTATCGTCGACAAATTAGAGTTTCGCGAGACCAAGAACTCGATAAGCTTCTGACGGATATAGCATCTCAATCAAAGAAAAATAAAAAGGCTGAGGGGCATTGAGCAATCAAGTTCAAAGTGTTCAGGTCGGAAATAGGTTTGTTGAAGGCTCGGGTGGCGGGGCGCTCGGGGTTGTCCTGATCCAGGCGCTCCAGCTGATTGGGGATCACACATATCGGGATCTGGCGATTTCTGCTGTCCCGATTGTTTCCGCTCTCTCAGGATACCTGATCCACGCTTGCTACCTTTTCTTAGCTAAGGACTGGCCTCTAATAAAAATGAATCGAGCGTATGACAAAATGGAAAAAAGGCTTAGACGCCAAATAAATAAACAAAATATTTCCGAGGAAGAGCGAAGGTTAATCAATGAGAAGCTGGTTGTTCTTCAGGAGGTTCGTAGCGACTCGGAGATCTCAAGAATAACCAAAATTATTGAGGCTGCGCCCGAGTCGAATGCTTAGCCTTGCTTGCTATTGGCCTTCACAGGCTTTTTATTATTATTCGCAACAATCCGCCAGCATCACGCCTCCACCATCAAATCATCCATATCCACCTGCAGCGCTTCCGCCAGCGCTCTTAGCACCTTGGCTGAGCCTGACTTGCTGCCGGCTTCAATCTGACTGATGTAAGACTTGCCAACATTGGCGGAGTTGCCCAGAGCCTCTTGAGTCAGGCCACGGTATTCACGCCAGACTTTAAGTGGGTGATCGTCTCCCGCTATAAGGCGGGCAGCCACATCACTTGGTATCGCCTCATCCTCACCGCTGACCAGTTCCTGCATGGCTGCGCTGGCATCCGCTGCGTCCCGCACATCTTCCGCCAGCGCCAATAGGTTCAGGTATTCGTCGTAGGGCAGCACGGCATACTCCGGCTTTCCCTCGCGTTCAATAATTTGTACGTTCATTTGTAAACATCTCCTCTTGAACCAACCTTCAGCACCAAAACCACCAGCTCGCCATCATCAATGCTGCAAATGGCCCGGTAGCTACCTTGCCGCAAACGCCAATACGGTTCGCCCTTCATAGGCTTCCAGTCACCTTGATAGGTGTACGGGCTCCTGGCCATCGCTTCCAGCTCCCTCTGCAGCTTTTGCGCCTGCGCTTTGGGCATCTTCAGGATCGCCTTCAGGGCTGATTTCTTGTAGGTCAGTTTATGCATGGGTGTAGTTTACTAGCTGGGTTTACTGATCGTCAACTTGTAGCAAGGCCATTCTCATGGCGTTTCCGCTCTCCAGGGCCTTGGGGAGCCTCCACCGCACAACTCTATAGACAGCCACCCAAAGAGCCGGGCTCAACGACTATCCAAGAGCCGGTGGTGTTTCCTCTCTGCAGGGCACCGTACCGACCAATTTGCGTGGGTCCGCAAAAAGGTTTAAACAAACAATAGCAAAAGCTATTGACTAGCAGTATAGCCATTGCTATTGTTTGGCCATGATTAACGCACACGGAGTCGAAATCATGGGACGCAAAACAAGAATTTCATTTCCCCGCCTGGAAGTTGAGCTGGCGGACACGTCAACACTGCCAGCCCGCAGAGGGTTGGTTCTCAAGCTGGCCGCACGCGGCAAAAGCTCCAAAGAGATTGCCCGGGTGATGGGTATCTCTGCTGACACGGTCGAGTGGCACCTCAACGAACTGAAAGACCAGTTTCACGCTCGCAGCCGCCTGGACCTGATTAGCCAGGGCTGGATGCACGGCATTCTCCAGGTCCGGTCTGCAGTGTTGATCGCTGTATTCAGTATGTCGCTGGCGTCCCTGATGCCGACCGTTCGCTCACGCATACCTTCAAGACCGACCGCCAGCGCCGTACGCATTGGCAGAGACGGTTCTGCCAGCTTTTACGCTTAATCGAATAAAGGAGCAGGGGCAATGAGCACCATCGAACGTCTTACCTTCAATGGAAACAAGCGCCCAATCATCGGCGCGACTAAATCCCGCCAGCTGGTGTCTGTTGAACTTGCAGGTATAGAAACCCGCACCAACGCCCAGCGCTTGGCGGACTACGTTGCAAAGCGCACCAACATGGAGCAGTCGGCATGAGCGTTAGCGGTTTGGGGCAGTTGAAAGAGCTGACAGATAGGGCGCGCAAGTCGCCGGTGTTGATCGCATCGCAGGGCGGCGTATCGGTAATCATCAGTCACGGAGCGCCGGTCTACTTTGCAGGGTTCAGCGAAGTTAAGGCCACAGAGGCAGCGGCTGAGCTGGGCAAGCAGGAGGCGGCATGAGCATCGTAGCAAAACTAAGTCAGGCGCACTGGCGGTCAGTCGGGCTGAAGTCAATCGTCGGCCTGGTGGATGAGATAAACGAACTGGGCACTGGTGACACCCTGGCCCTGCGCCTCGACCCCAAGGGCGTGATCGTGTCCAGCTACGACTGCCACCAGCGCCAGTATTGGCAAGAAAGCGTGTTCTGGGACGACCCGCAATATCCGGCAAGGCTTTCTCAGCTGGTGGATCGGCTCGCGCAGATCAGAAGTGAAATGGAGCTCAACATGGAGAGCAAGAATGCTTGTGCTAACCCGTAAGCGGGGCGAAACGGTGATGATTAAAGCGCCCGGGGTTGGGCTGATTACCCTGTCCGTTCTCTGGATTGGCGAAGATGCCCGGATTGACGTGAGCGGACCAGAAGAGGTGGTAGCTCCAAGGCGGGGCAGGTACCAGGTGGGCGATGTTATGGAGATCAGAGTGCCGGGGCAAGAGGTGATCGAAGTGGTGGTTATGGAAATTAGCGGAAGTGTTCGCATCGGGTTCGATGCAGCGCCGGAAATTGCCATCGATCGGGAAGAGATCTACCGCAGGAAACTGGAAGAGGTGCAGGCGTGAAACAGACTCTGGTGATTCTTCGGGCGCTGAGAGTCCACGGAGAACTGAAAGCGGAGCAGCTGCTGGGGCTGCTGGCGGATGAGTTTGATAACCGCAAGCACCTGTCCGCAACCCTGGGGAACATGAAAAACGAAGGGCTGATCGTAAAAAGCAACCCGGGATTGTGGTCGATGACCGGGAAGGGCCGGGATCTTCTGGAGTCAGTGCCGACGATTGCCCAGAGCCTGCACCCGAGAGCCGAGGCGAAGCTCGAACCGGTGCCGGAGGCAGAGACACCCAGACCCACCGATCTGCTGAGCCAGCTGCAGCAGCTGCTACCCGATGACAGCTCCCTGGTGGTTGAGGCGAGCGAATGCTTCTTTGTGTTTGCCCGTCAGCGGTTCGCCGTGGGCAGCAAGCGCGATCTGCAAACGCTGGTGGATGCCGCCAGCTTGTGGATTGGCGAGGTGGCGTGATGGCCAAGCCTAAAAAACGCAGGACGAAAAAGCACAGCAACTGGGCGCGAGATCAACGGCTGTTTTCATCCAGCCATCTTTTCACCTGGGAGGGCCTGCTGAGCCCGGCTGACGGTTACCAGTACACCACGGCGCAGGCGTTCATGCGCATGGGCGGCTGGTGCCCAATGGGTGAGGATCTGGCGCGCCACCTGCTGAATTACCCGCGTAACTGGATGATCGGCGTCAGAGCGCTGTGCAGAACCCCGGGCGGGGCCATGTGGATGGAGAGCCAGACATTCGATCTGCCGTCCCATCGCCTGTCAGACATCGATGACGCCTATCACAAGTTACGGGCTGACGTGCTCAGCGCACAACGGACCGACCAGGTGTTCGATATGGGCTGGATTGCCCAGACGTGGAGAGGCGAGAAACCCCGCGACGATGTGGAGCTCTGGCACTACTACTACGCACCGCCAGCGATCATTGCCGAAGTGTGCAGCGATGAGCGCACCATCCGATCCATGGCAGGGCCGGGCTACAGCGTAGAGCGCTATGAAACGTGGCAACAGTCGAACCGGGATTATCTGGAAGAACGAAGGAAAGAATCTTAATGGACGTAATCGATTTATTTTCAGGGGCTGGCGGATTCTCGACCGGCGCAGCGCTGGCCGGGTGCAACGTGGTCTGGGCGGCCAACCACTGGCCAGAGGCGGTGGAGTGGCACGCCAAGAACCACCCGGACACCCAGCACTTGCTACAGGATCTCCACCAAGCGGACTGGTCACTGGTACCAGAGCACGACTTGATGCTGGCCTCTCCTTGCTGCCAGGGTCACAGCCGGGCGCGAGGCAAGGCCCACGGCAACCCGCAGCACGATGCTAGCCGGAGCACGGCCTGGGCGGTGGTGTCCGCCGCAGAATACCACCAGCCGCAGGTCGCAATTGTCGAGAATGTGCCGGAGTTTCTGGACTGGCGACTGTATCGCCCATGGAAGCTGGCCATGAAAGCCCTGGGATATTCGGTCAGCCCGCACGTTGTGGACGCCGCCGACCTGGGCGCGCCTCAAAATCGGGTGCGCATGTTCCTGGTACTCACAAAGACAAAGACCCCGCTGGTTCTGGATCTGCCCAAAATGGACCACAAGCCCGCCAGCAGCTTCATCGATTTTGACGCGGGCAACTGGTCGCAGATCGACAAACCAGGTCGGGCAAAGGCCACGCTTGAGCGGGTCAGGTCAGGCCGCGAGGCGTTCGGGGACCGGTTTTTGATTTCCTACTACGGAAACACAAAGACCGGGCGCAGCCTGAACCGACCCATCGGCACGATCACAACCCGGGACCGTTGGGCAATCATTGACGGTGGTCGCATGCGCATGCTGTCCCGGTTCGAGTGTCGGGACGCGATGAGCTTCCCCGATACCTACCAGCTGCCGGACAACCACCGGCTGGCCGTTCACCTGATGGGCAATGCGGTGTGCCCCGAGCCGGTAAAACGGATCATTCAGGCCGTCAAGGAGGCCGCGTAATGGCCATGACACCGGCAGAGCGGAAGCGCCGCCAGCGGGAGCGGGATAAACGTCTGGGCATGGCGACCTTTCAAATGGAGCTGGCCGAGAGTGAACGCCACAGCATCCGGAAAGGCGCGTCACGAATGGGCTTTGTGGATCAGACCGAATACCTGCTCTCCTTGGTGTATGCGGATTTAAAACGACCGGCAAAGCTGTCCTGTAACTATCCGAGCTGTGATTGCCCGTTCGATTTGCCAGAGGGCGCGGCGTGTATGAAGGGCTATGAGATGAATGGAGTTACCGATGGATCCCAGGGTTGAAATTATTTATCGCATGGACGACCTGCGGCGCGAAGCGATCGCAGAGCTGGCCAAAGTCACCGCGAAAGAGAGCGCTGCACGAATTGGGGTTCCCGTGCTGAGAGTGATAAACGCCCGGGCGGGCCGGCCTACCAGCTTGAACGACAAGCAGTTGGCCGAGGTCAAAAAAGATCACGACATCATGAAGGCGGCCGCCTTGAAGCGGCGCGAAAACTCCGTCGAGCAGATGTGCAAAGTTGCGCGTATGGGCTTCAACAAAGTTCACCGGATCATCAACACACGCGAGATCAGCGAAGAACAGGCTCAGGGGTTCTCTAATACGCCCGCGTTTCGGTTCCTGACCATGCCGGCCCCTAAATCGGCTTGCCGTAATTCGAGGTACTACTAATGCGCAGAAAATTGAAGGTAGGCGACATCGATCTGGAACTGCTGCATCGGCTTGATGATGTCCGCCAGCAAGCACGGGCTACGGTTGCGAGATACTCCGCAGCCAGAACCGCAAAGCGGCTCGGTGTGTCAGAGCAGATCATTGTCAGGGCGAGGGCCCGGGAGGCGACCAGCCTAACCGCTCAGCAGCAGGCTATCGTCGAAGCTGAGTATGAAATTGTACAAGCGGCGGCCGAAACCGCGGGGAACCACACCGCAGCAAAGATAGCGCAGATGGTGGGCTGCAGTGTCAGCCGTGTTAACCATGAGTCGAGGAAACGGCGAAAGGCGGTCGAGCTGGACGAGTTGCCAGCATCACCGGTGACCCGGTTTCTAACCCAGCCGGCCCCGCCGTCGGCGTGTTTTGAGTCGAGGTATTACTGATGAGTGTTAACAGAAAAGCTTTTGAGGCGTGGGCCGCATCTGAGCTACAGGTGAATAGTTTCGAGAGATATGGCAGCGGCCAGTATATGAGCGACATTGCTGAATACGCTTGGCGCGGGTGGCAGGCCAACCATTTTGCGGAGGTCAGCAATATGGTTGAGCCAGATGGTGCCCTCACTGATGAGGGTACCAGTGCACAGGGTGCGGATCCGGAGGGAGGGGCGAAAACTGAGGCGTTAATATTTAACAAGCAGGCAGAAATCATAGAGCTCGCAGCCAGTGAGTGCTTGCGATTGAAAAAGGTTTTTGGCGCTTCTAGTTTCGATGTTCTGCGGGAAATGGCGTGCATGCTGCGTGAGCGTGCCGACAAGGCGGGAGGTGAGCGAGGTGAGTAAATGGGTTAAAGCGTTTAAGTCTGTCGCCGCCTTTGTGGTCCTGGCGTATATAGGCGGCACCATGTTTGCGTTTGGCGCATATCGAGCAGCTGAAATCGTTGGCGTGATTGTCGTCGTTGACGAGTCCGGCTGGAATGTTAAGAGAGGTGATCAGTGAAGGTAACACTTCAACCCAGAATCGTGCGGGCGGGCCAGGCGCCCGCGTATTGCGGCATGGGCCGGGATATCTTTTCTAATGAAATCCGCCCGTTTATCAGTGAAATAGAGATAGGCGAGCAGGGTATTGGGTTTTGCCGGCTTGAATTGGACCGGGCACTGGACGAATATATTTCTCGGCGAGGGCGTGCTCCAGCCCGAGAATGGAGCAAGGAATTATGTCAAAAAACATCAGCGGGCTCACCCTTCGGGGTGGTGTCTGGCACATCGAGAAACGAATTAACGGACGGAGGCTTCGAGAAAGCACTGGCACGGGCAATCGGGTAGAGGCTGAGCAGTATCTCATCCGGCGGCTTGAAGAGATCCGCCAGGCTTCGGTGTACGGCGTGCGGCCGAACCGAATCTGGCGGGAAGCAGCTCTCAAATATGTGCGGGACCATGCACACAAGCGCAGTATAAAACGAGACGTGCAAGACTTGAAGGCGTTGGACTCGTATATCGGCAAAATGCCTTTGAATCATGTGCACTCGGGATCGCTGCAGGAATTTGTCGAGGCTCGTAAAAAAGAGGGCGTGAAATCATCGACGGTCAACCGGTCGCTCGCAGTGGCCCGGCGCATACTGAGATTGTGCGCGGAGTTGTGGCGGGATGAATACGGCATGACCTGGCTGGAGACGGCACCCATGATTCCGGATGTGGAATGGCAGGACGCCCGGGCACCGGCACCCATCACCTGGGCGGAGCAGGGCAGGCTGCTACAGGAGCTGCCGGACCACGTCAGGGAGATGGCCGAATTCGCGGTGCACACCGGTTGCCGGGAAAGCGAGATCTGTGCGCTGCAGTGGGGCTGGGAGGTAACACTGCCGAATAAGGGGTTCGGGTTCATTCTGCCCGCCAGCATTACGAAGAACGGCTGTGACCGCCTTGTGGTGCTCAATACAACGGCGCGAGCCGTGGTGAACCGCCAGCGAGGGCGACACGAAGAAAGCGTGTTCACGTTCTCAGGGAGGCCGGTAGCGTCGATCTTCAACAACGCCTGGAGGAAGGGCAGGAAAAAAGCGGGCCTGGTGCACGTCCGCGGTCACGATTTGCGGCACACGTTTGGACGACGGTTAAGAGCCGTAGGGGTGAACGAGGAAACGCGGGCCGAACTGCTGGGCCACAACCGGGGATCGGTCACCACTCATTACTCGTCGGCAGAGGTTGCCGAGCTGGCGAATGCAGTGGAGCTGATCGCCGAAAAACGGGGGCCGGATTCGGACGGGGTGGCGGTGGTGAAATTCCGCAGTGCCCACAATATGCCCACAGTCGAAAAAAAGGCCTACAGGGTAAGCTGTAAGCCTTTGAAATCTGGTAGCAAGGGGCGGAGTCGAACCGCCGACCCCAGCATTATGAGTGCTGTGCTCTAA